TTGCCCCTGAATATACATTAGGGCATTACGCCCTATCACGCAACACCTAATTTGCACTCCCCCGCAATTATCTCACCATAGCCACGGCCAGCCGATCAAGCGCCGCCCGTAAATGCGCCATGCCTTGGGACAGGTTCTCACGCTGGTATTGCTTGAGGTGCGCGACTGTCCTGCCCTCACCTACCACCGCCGCCAGAATCGCCCTGTCGCTCTCGATGATGTGCTTGGACACGGCGAGATAGTCAGACATGCGGTCGATCTGGATGTCAATGTGAGCATCTGGCTTAGACGTGCTGTCAACGCGGGTTGCGGCATAGTCGGTCCCCTTGCTGCGTTGCGTTGCCGTCCAAGCGTCCCTTAGAGCCTCGCCAGCCGTAAAGCCTGCGTCGCTGATCCGGCCAAGTCGATGATAAGTTTCCAGCATATCAACGCGCCGCACGCCCTTCACCCCGTTGGGATTGACGCGCTCACCCGTGTCTGGATCAACATCGCCGCGGGCCTCAGATACCAGACCAACGCGGTTTGCCTGCCCGGTTGCGCCTTGATCCCACCTTGGCTTGGCCAACGACACATCGCCGCGCTTCTGGGCCTTGATGCAGGTGCCGTGCTTGAGGCGCATTTTTGACTTTGCGTCTGCCCACTTGGCGGCGGACTCGATTGCTTTGCTCATGTTGGCCTCCTGTGCTTGATTTTAGCCCCACCACGGGGATTGATGCTTAATTCGCCGACGATTGCGCGGTAGGCGTCCAATTCGATCCCCTGCGCGTAGTTTCGATGCCTGTATGCGCTGATGGTTTCGCATTGCGCATTGTTCGCTCGTTCCAGAAGGTCGATGCGATCCATCAGGCGGCGGGTGTTGGGGTCAATGTTCACTGTATCGCACCTTCATCGCTTCCCTGACTGCCGCCGCTGGTATTCCTGCCGCCGCCATCTGCGCCGGTGTATCGCCCCGGTGGATCGCAGCGCGGGCCAGCGCTACTTGCGCTTGCTGTTCGGGGGTCATGCCCCACCCCTGACGCTGCGAAACTCCAGATTGTCGGCGGCCTTGATTGACCGATGGATCTGGCAGTGGGCTCGGCAAACATTTTCCTCGTTTCTAACCCGCTGCATATGCGCCGCCGCGCCGTGTACGATGGTGCTGTGGTCACGGTAGCCGTAGTGCGCGGCGATGGCTGGGTAGCTGGCGGGTGTCAGGTCGCGGCAGAGCGCGTATGCCATCTGTCGAGGGTGCGCGAATGCTCTCTCGCGGCAATGGCCGGTTAGGTCTAGCGGGTGCAGCTCGGGCCAGCGCCACTTGCGCTTGCTGTGCGGGGGTCATACCACCACCCAAATCGCCGCATGGCTCGGGCCGGAGTATGCCGCCCTCCCACGATTTTGCAGCCGATACAGCGCCTCCGCTACCATCGTGCGGCTCATGCCGCCTATCTCGCGGTGCAGGCCAGCTGTGCCAATCGGCCCGTGGTGGCGCAGCGCGGCGAACACCAATTCGTTCTTAGCGTCGGCATCGCTGGTGTCGCGCAGTGATACCTCCTTGGGGCCGATGCAGCCTGTGGACCGCTTGCCTGCGCCGGGTAGTCCGGGGATCTTTTCACCGGCGGCGTTGACGTATCCGTCAATCATCGCGCTTTCGAGCCATTGGCCTTCCGCCGGGCTGTATGCTGGGAGGGTCATGCCTTGCTCCTTCTAAATAAACAACGGATGATGTAGCTGCGTGCAAATGACAGCGCAAAAAACATGCCTGTCACTGCAGCCGATCCAGTAACGGTGTAGCCCAATATCCAAAACGTAGCGCACCAGCTGATGACAAATCCGATTGCCGCATTTGCCAGCGCCTCGATTGCATCAATCGTCATAGCAAAACCCCTCCTGAACAGAAGACTTGGGCGGCGCGACGAATAAATCCGGCTGGTCATATGCCTTCTGCACGCGGTCGCAGGCTATTTGAAAATAGTCTGGGTCTAGCTCGATGCCGATGCCCTTGCGGCCTAGCTTGGCGCAAGCAACTAAGGTTGTGCCGCTGCCCATAAAGGGGTCTAAGATTGTTTGGGCGTCGGGCAGGAAGCCAAGGCACCATTGCATCAAGGCAACAGGTTTTTGGGTAGGGTGCCACCGCTGTTCGCGTTTTTGCTGGTATGGCCCTGACCAAAGCCACCGGAACACACGAACAGCGCCCGGTGCGTTAGTCCACGCTAGTTCGCAATCAGCAAAGGTTGTCGGGTCATTTCGTTTATCCCAAACAAGCCACTTGTCGGATGGAGGGACGTTAAAATAGTTCCCGCCCCAGACGATAGCAGGGAGACCAGATTCCAGAATCCAACCAACGTCTGGCGCGGAATTGTCCCAGTTCTTTTTATCATATTCAGAACGTCCAACTTTTCCGCCGTCCATACCGATGCCGTAAGGAGGGTCAGTTAGGATTGCCCAGCCTTCCGGCAATTCCACCATTCTTGTTTGTGGTGGCTGCTGTGGCATGGGCTGCACAACACTTCCAAATTCTCGACCACGTTGTTCGTGTGGTCCCCGTCCACATGATGCACAAGAAGCTGAGACTTTGACCCGCACCTGTTGCAATGCGTCTTTTCTATCATATTGCGGTATATCGTGCTTTGCGTCCCGTCGATGTAACGCCCGTTCGCCTGTCCCGCCCTGCCCCTCGACTTTGAAGCAATCCCCAGCCTCAATATTACCTTTTGAAACGCTGCTGGCGTCACTCCGTAAATCTTCGCCATTGCAGCCTGTGATTTCGTGCCGTTCAGGTACATCGTGACAATCTCCTGCCTGCGAGGTTCCCAAAGTTTCATCGCTTCTTTTTGGCGTGCGACGTTGCCGTTTTGCTGTTTGTTCATACTTGTCACTATACGCAACCGCATTGCGGTTGTCAACCGCGTCCACCTTCCCCAGCCCCGGCATAACCTCTAAGCAATCCCCCAATATCAGCCTGCAATCGCCGATGCGTTCCTCGCGGATAATCATGCCACCACCCAGATCGCCGCGCGATTTTGAGCCAAGTTTGTCATGCCTTGCTCCTACGGATCTTCATCGCGTTGCGCTTCACGTTGCTCATCGAGAACGCTTGCTGGCATCCCTCGTTGCGCCGCACGCGCCAGTGATGCTCACCGCGCCAGCTGTCGTCGCTCAGGTCGAAAGTTTTCTCAGGTGTCGGGTGCCGTGCAGCCTTGCGGCCAATAATATCAGCTTCATTTGTCACTGGTTTTCCCTCCTGTCCCCATGGGTTGTTGGTGCGCGCCGGGTGCAGGGGGAGAAGCTGCATGTTCGTGGATCAGACTAGCCGCGCATTGGTAGCGCTTGCCGATTTATCAGCAGTGGTCAAGCGATACGTCTAATTGTAGCCAGCAATGGCGCAGGTGCTTGGCGTGTTTGAAACACCGCGTCACCCTTGCATCTACCAACAAGACTTCGCAGGCGGTGCACCGGCATCTCTCTTCCTGATGCGTCAAGAAACGCCTCAACATTAAAAAAATCTCCTACCTCGATTTTACTTAACACCGCAGCCACAGCGCTGGTGCACGTGTAGGGGCGATGGTTTGGGTGGAAGTGCTTTGTCGGGTCGATAATCATGGGCCTTCCTTTCGCTGATATAATATTTATATCTTATATCACAAGATAGAAACAACGTCAAGATAAAAAATACTTACTGGCGTGAATCAGGGGTTTTTAAGATCAATAATGCCTAGCAACTATGCATATTAGCTACTATCCGTCTAAGTCTTTGATTTGTATTACAAATAACCGATATACTATATACTATATACACTACTGTGAATTTAATTTCAAAAAATTGTCTCTTAGAGGGTCTCTTAAAAAAAAGAGTAAGGGGGGGGTCTTGCGCTAATCATCAAGTCAAAAAAAAACCCCATTCTGAAAAAACAGAAGGGGGGGGGTAAAATCTGCTATCCGTTTTTAATTAATGTTTTCAGAGGGTTGGAGCGGATAGTCATGTTATCGGCTGTTGCTATCTGCTATCCGTTCAGGCTGTAAAGCGTTGTTTTATGCCCATTCTTAGCCGAAACGTCTTTCTTAGACACTAAGCCCTTTTCCACCATCTGCGCAAGCGTCTTATCCACATCTGGGCGTCGATGGCCGCGCAGGCGGTTATATATCACGCCTACAGTTTCGCCCGTTTCGCCTTTTCCCACCGCAATAATGTTGGCAATGCGCGCGGCCAGCGCAAGTTTTGGCGCATCCTTCTGCCGGTCGTTTGCCACGACAAGCCGCATCTTGTCTTCGACGTCGCGCTTTATGAGCGCATAAGCCCAACGAACGTGCTCAGAGGTGCGCAAGCCGCTTGGGACGGCCAGCACCAATGAAACCTTACTTACCAGCTCGTAAGCCCCCAGCCAGAGCGCCTCAAGCCCTGTCTGCCCCTTGTGCGATACCGCTTGATCCTCAAACCACTCAAGCGCCGCGTCCAGCATGTCCAGCGCGTCGTCAGCGGTGGGAACCTTCCGGCGCTTACCATAATACTCAACGCGCGCCGCCGCGCTCATGTCGTACTCACCGGCCATGTATATTTGGGCCAAGGCGTTCTGCATTTTGTCGCTCATGTCCGCCTTGCGAAACCGGCGCTTAGATCTTGGGGCTGTATCGCGTTCGTTGAATATCAGCGCGCGCCCAATAAAGCCGTTTGTTGCGCTGTTAAAATCTACAAGCTCGTCAAACGTTACCGGCGTTGTATAGCCGATCAAAGAAAGGAACGGACGCTCAAGTCCCTTGTCCAGATTGTCCATTGCGTGCGTTACCGCCAACAATCGGTTTTCGTCTCCGTGTCGCGGCGTGTTTTCATCCAGCCGCTTTTGTATCTGCGCCGCTTCTTTGGATAGGATCGCGCGTATATCCTCCTTCATATCGCCAGTCAGCAGCATGAAGCCATCAGCCTTGGAATATGCCGCCATCAGCATTCCGATCACGCCATCAAGGTATGCAGCCCCTCCCTTGGCCTGTGCATTTTTGATCTTTTGCAAAAATATCCCGATTTCATCCACAATATAAAAAGCCGCTTGATGCCGGACTAAGTTGCGGGTGATTTCCTGTTCCGATTTGATGGCACCATGGGTTGCCGGGGCGATTCCCGCCGCGCGGTGGATCTCCGCCTGCGCCTGCTGAACGGCTTCCTTGCCTGTCCTGGACCCGGCTACGCAAAACATAAATGTGTTGCAGGTCACGCCGTCTTTGTCGTCTGTATACCTCAGCCCGGCAACATTGCCCAAGCCAGACAAGGCGGCAGCAACGGCAAGGTTTTCGCGCGGCCTGCGCGACTGCCCCTCGATCCAGCGCGCAAGCTCGCCGGTGAACCCCGGCGGCGCCTTTAGGTCAACGCCGGATATATCAAATGGCAAACCGTCTGCCCGTTGCTGAACTTCTTCATATTCAGGAAAAGACGCCGTTTCATCCGGCGTAAATTCTACTGGCATCTTCCAGCCGCCTTGCTCGGCATAATGAATAAGCGTGCCGATTGTGACCGGATTTGCAGACCGGCCAAAGCTGTGCCAGTGGCTATCAAGGCCTTGGCCTTTGCTTGGGTACTTAGTGCCATTTTGCGACCACGCGTCCCAAGCCTCAAACGCGGTCCCGTCGCTGGCCTCGTGCATTGCCATGCCGCACCTGATCCAAGTTTCATAATCACAATCTGGATCAATGTGGGCCAGCATTTCCGCAAGATCTTTGTGGGACACGTCAACAACGCGGCCTTCATATTCGGCCCTGTGCCTTTCGGGTTTGCGCAAAAGATCCACCAGCGCCGCCGGGGCTTCCTCAATGTCGTTTGGCGTTCCGTGCCAAGTGTATTTGTTGCCAGTCGCATGAGTAGACCCCGGGCCGATTACATAGCCGCTGGATTTGAAGTCGCAGCCGGGATAGTCGGCGTGATGTGAAACCAGCGCCACACCTTCGGGCGCGCGGAAATACAGGTGGCGAGATCCGCCTCCGCTGCCTGTTTCAACAATCAACCCCGCGCCGGATATTTCAGGGATGGCCTTGACCAGCTTGGCAAAGCTGTCCACGCCGCCATTGCGCGCGTCAACGTCCACCACGATTAGGCCGTTGCACAGTACGCCATATCCGGTAGCGAACTGGTCACTGTCAGCCATTGCGTCAATCTGCTCTTCGGACCAGTGGGGCGTGTGCTGCCAGTTAGATATGCGCGGATGTTTCATCAGCGAGGCTGGCGGGCAATGCTCCCATCCGCAAGCGCAAGCGCCGTTTTTATCCGCACCATAGATACCGAAAACGCGCAGCCCACACTCCCAGAATTCGCGGTATAGCATTCTGTTAATGCTCATGACTCAACCTCGTGTATGTGTTTCCATATCTTTTTTGATTTAATGAAGCTTATCACTGATTGAGACACCCCAAATTCTGCGGCTATAACTCTTTGGGTTCTAGAGTCCAAAATTATCTTTCTAACCTTCTGATCGGATAACTTAGAGTGCCCATTCCTTTCACCTGCGGCGCGAGCGCCCGTGTGTAGCTTATCACCTTCATTTTCTTTACGGGTCGCCCACCTCAAATGGTCAGGGTTTATACATGACCTATGGTTGCAGTATGCCGGAGAATGTGCCGCATCCATGCTATCTTCTGGCGGTGGCCCCGCCGCCAAAGTTAAGGATATCCTGTGCGCCAAGGCCATTTTGTTATTCCACCATACTTGCCCGTAACCATGACTGCCGACGGAAAACGGCCAAATAACACAACTGTTTGTTTTTGTTGATACAGCGTTCAATAGGAACTCTTGAGGCGCCCCCCTGCGCGTTGGTGCCTTATTCATGGCGCAGAGCCCCCCGGCGCGCTGAGATATTCGGTCAGCTTTCGCATGGTTTCCCAGGACGGGTTGGTCGTTTTTCCACTGCGCAAATGCGCAATCGTGTTGCGGTGTATGCCAGTGGCATCGGCTACTGCGTCAATGCGGCGATCCTGAAGCGCACCACGAATTTGCTCTGGTGTCATTGCTGTTTTCCTTGCCTGTAAATTCTATTTGACAATGCGCTAACGCACGGTGTAATGTCAAGAGGCAGGTTGTAGAGCGTGACCCTGCCACGCAAGGCCAATGAGCCGAAAGGAACTGATTATGAGCTTGATGGAAACCATCAGCACACCGCAGGATCGACCAGTGATGGTGACGATTTGCGGCGATAGCGGACTGGGGAAAACGTCTCTAGCCGCGACATTCCCAAAACCTATTTTCATTCGGGCAGAAGACGGGATGCAGTCAATCCCCGCCGCGCACCGACCTGACGCGTTTCCGGTTGTGCATGATGTGGACGGTCTGTGGGCGCAGCTAAAAGCCGTTATTCACGAGCCGCACGGGTATAAAACTCTGGTTGTGGATAGCGTCACCGCACTTGAGCGCCTGTTTGGCGAGGATGTGCTGCGAAAAGACGGCAAGGCCAAGTCACTGAATCAAGCGAACGGCGGCTATGGCGCTGGGTTTGCGGCGGTCGGCACGATGCACCGGCGTGTCCTGAAGGCGGCGCAGCTATGCGTTGAAAAGCGCGAAATGCACGTTGTCTTTGTTGCACACGCCGATACCGAAACAATGAAATCCCCAGATGTTGATGATTACATGCGATATTCTCTGCGTCTGAATCAAAAGTATAGCATCGCGCCTTATGTGGACGATGTGGATATTGTCGGATTCCTGCGCCTCGAGACGTTCCTGCGCGGCGAAGACGGCGACCGGAAAAAAGCCATCAGCAGCGGGGATCGTGAACTGATTACTCACGCGACCGCAACGGCTGTGAGCAAAAACCGCTTTGGCATAACTGATCCGCTGCCTGTAACGGCGGGAATCAACCCGCTGCGCGGCCTTGTGCCGGGCTTTGGCAAGGCAAAGAAAACAGAAGCATTCGCAAAAGATGAAGCGGCAACCGAAGAAAAGGAAACAGCATGAGCTTTTGGGATTTAGGAGACGGGTCTAGCGCCGCAGACAACCCCGATAAGGAATACGAAATCCCCGGCGGCGGTGATATGACGCCGATCCCCGGCGGGTCAAGCGTTCTAGCATTGATCGACGAAGCTAAGTGGGATGAGCGCAACGAGGCAGAATACATCAATCTGCGCTGGTCAATCATGGCGCCGGATGAATACAAAAACCGCAAGGTGTTTCAAAAGCTGTGGGTGACTGACGACGATCCAAACGCCAAAGACGCTGACAAGGCTGCTAAGAAGCGCGACAAAGCCAAGCGGATGCTGGCGGCAATTGATGCCAACGCGGGCGGGAAGTTGGGCAAGAAAGGCGAAATGCCGACCGACGATAGCCTGACTATGTGCCTGACAAACAAGCCGATGATTATTTCGCTGCAAGTCTGGTCCATGCCGGACCGTGAACAACCTGGCGAAAAGATCGAAGGAAATTGGGTTTCGGCAGTAGCGCCAAAATCAAAAGGCGTTGATGTGAAGGCCGCGCCCGCGCCAAAGCCGAAAGCGGCGCCGCTTGCTGATGATCTTGACGACGAAATTCCTTGGTGACACCGAACCAGCGGCGGGGTTAGCGCCCCGCCGTTCACACCGCAAACACATGAGGGGATAGACATGGAACAGCGTAGCAAGGAATGGTTTGAGGCGCGCAAGGGCCGGATTACTGCAAGCGCAGTTGGCGGGATACTTGGCAACAGCCCATATCAAAAGCGGGCCGACGTGCTGCGCCGCATGGTGCGCGAATATCACCGCGCCGAATCAGAATTTAGCGGAAACATAGCAACCGAATACGGCACCCGAAACGAAGATGGCGCGCTGGTCGAGTTCGAAATGGAAACCGGACTGACTGTTCAGGCGGTTGGATTTATCACACGCGAGGATTGGGTGGGGTGCAGCCCGGACGGATTATTGAGCGATCACGCCGGGCTTGAAATAAAGTGTCCATTTGGCAAGCGTAAGGATGAAAAGCCAGCGTTCAAAACGCTGCGCGAGCAGCCCCACTACTACGATCAAGTGCAGTTTTCGCTTTGGGTGACCGACCGCATGGCGTGGTTGTTTTACCAATGGGCGCCCGGCGGGGCCGTACTGGAAACGGTATCTGTCGATCGGGCATGGCAAGACGAAAACCTGCCGAAGCTACGCCAGTTTTATGCTGAGTACCTGGACGCGGTAAAGGTGCCGGACGATTATCTTGAGCCGCTGCGCGCTGAGGTTGATACATTTGAGGCGCAGCGCATTGTTTCGGAATATGATCAGCTCAGTGAGGCGATCGACAACGCCACGTCGCGCAAGAAAGAACTGCTGGCAGAAATGGTGCGCCTGTCCGGTGATCGTGACGCCATGTTCGGCGGGCGCAAGCTGACGTTGGTAAAGCGCGTCGGATCCGTGTCCTATGCCAAGGCCATTGCCAAATATGCGCCCGGTGCGGATCTTGAGCCGTTTCGCGGAAAGGCAAGCGAGGGGTGGAAGTTGTCGTGAAACTCCGCCCGTATCAGCAGACCGCCCATGATTCCGCCGTTCGATATATGGGGTTGAGCACTGATCCGTTTTGCATCGTGGCGGCAACCGGAGCGGGGAAAAGCCTCATTATCGCCGCACTGGCTGACACAATCCACGCCAAGACAGGCAAGCGGATATTGTGCCTAGCGCCCAGCGCGGAGCTGGTGGTTCAGAACGCTGAGAAGTTTTTGGCAACGGGCAACCCCGCCAGCATTTACAGCGCCAGCGCTGGGGGGCGATGCTTGCGCCATAAGGTTGTTTTCGCCAGCCCTTTGACGGTTAAAAACCGCATCAGCGCGTTTCAAAAGCACGGTGATAATGGGTATGCTCTGATTGTCCTGGATGAATGCCATCAGATCACGCCGACAATCAAAGGTATAATTGAGGCAATCCGCATGGCAAACCCAAACGTGCGAGTGTGCGGCCTGA